CGGCGTCACGAGGGTTTGATCATTGCCGAGCGCGACCGGCTTCGGGTTACTCCGCTCGAGCGCCTGCGCCCATGCCGTCTGCAGCGGCATGCCTCCTTGCACAGCGGCAGCGAGGTCGGGGTATTTCTGCTTCAGGAACTGGAACGTTGCGTTCTGCTGCTGAAGGGCAATCTGGGTCTGCTGGTCGACAAGCTTGGCCTGCGGGACCATTTGGGCGGCATTGGCGATGCCCTGCGAGAAAGTGGGGCCTGAAGCAAATCCAGCGCCAAGCGCACCGAGCACGTTGGAATGCGAGTCCGCGAACGCCGCAAGGGGATTGCTGCGACCGAGCAGCAGGTCGAGGAGTCCGGTCGGCTGGGCGGTGAGCGGGGAACTAAGCGGCGCGGGCTGCAACGAGGTGGGGAGGGCCATCAGAGCAATCCAATCCCGAGCCCAAGTGCGCTTTGCCACCACGGCGTACTAGGCTGTGTGCTGGTAGTGGTCGTGCCGCCAGCCTGAGCGGTTCCATTGAGGATGCCAGACAGCTTCGACAGAAGGTCGATGCCGCCATTGTTCTGGCGATTGAAGAGGTCGGCCTGCGCGGAAAGCTTGTTCTGCGCGTCGGTGTCCTGCGCTGAACCGATGGCGCCGGCAGTAGAGGACGGAAGCTGGAGGTCGGAATAGAGGCCCGGCAGGTTCTGGATGGCCTGCTGCTGCTGCTGCTGACCGTTCAAATACTGCTGATAGTCGAGGCTGCCGAGCGAGCTGGTAAGGTCGTTCGTGGCGTCGTTGATGTAAGAGCCGCCACCGAACCGACCGGAGTTGGTGAACTGCGAACCCACCTGCCCCAGCACATCACTGGAGAGCTTGTCGCGCATCGTCTGGAACGCCGGATCATTGATCCCCACGCCATTGCCAGCCGCGATGTTCGCTTGGTTGGTGAGCGCGCCCTGAACGCCGGAGTTGAACGTCGGATTGTTGGCGGCAGCCAGCCCCTGCGCCCATGCATTGGTAGTGGTCGGCCCCGTGCCGGCATAGAGCGACTGATTGAAAACCTGCGGGCCTTTGTCGAAAATTCCCGAGACCGAGTTGTTGCCACTGGTAAGCAGCTTGGTCAGGGTCGTGTTGAGCCCCGGAACATTCGAAGACGTCGATTGCGTCGAAGTAGAAGTGCCGCCGCCCATCTAGTTCACCTTCTTCTTGATGTGCCGCCGCACCTGCGCTGTCGAGCGCTCATTGCGCGACATACGGAAGTAGATTTTCCCGCCGTGGGTTTTGACCTGCATGTTGTGGGAAAGGCCGCAATCGCAGCAGACCATGCGATACCCGGGCAGAGGATGAATCCAGTCGCTCCAGCCGTCCTCGTTGGCGTATTCCTGCCGGATGCGAGCCATCAAAGAGCCCCCACAAGTTCATTCGGCATCTCGCCCCGTTCGTATCGGGGGAAGATGCGGGACCAGTCCCGGCCGCCAAGCCGGAGTTCATTGCAGCCGTGACGCCGCGCCAGTTGCTCGAGGAGCAGGATCAGGAGCCGGGCCCGACCCAGCCATTCGCGAGGCTTGCCGCCGATTGATCCGGCCGCGTAGTGAAGATGGCAGGTGCCGTCGTCGGCAAACTCGATGACCACCAGGAGATCGATGGCGTGGAGCTCGAGGTCGAAGAGCGAGAACACGCCCTCCATCAGGCCATCGAACACCACGTTGAGGTCACGCGACGGATCGACTTCAACCGCCGGCGCGAGGCGCGCCCCGATCCGCTCCCAATCCGCTCGGATCAGGCTGGGCAGCAACAGGTTGAAGTGCATTACCGGACGGAGAGCGCGCTCGGATTGATGATCGAAACGTGCGCGTCGATCTTGCCGGAGGCATCAGACGACGTGACGCGGATTTTCCAGCCGGCGGGAAGCTCGAACGGCTCGTTGTAGATGAACGCCGTGCCTGCCGTCATGGCGACGGCCTTCCTGATGTAGTAGGAATTCGTGCCGTCGTACTTCTCGACCGTCAGATTAGGCGTTGCTGAGCCAGTGTTTTCGCAACAGGTGATCGAGAGGACGCGGGTCGCTTGGACGGCCGTGAAGACATCCGTAACCGTGTTGCCGGTGAGCTTGATCGGCAGCGGGCTCGAGAGTGCGCCACCCGTAATGTTGAAGCTCACTTCGGCCCTCCTGAAGCGGCAATGACGTGATCCACACCCTTGGCATAGGACCAGTTCTCATAGGCCGGGATATCGCGGATGAAGGCGATGTTGTTGCCCCTACCCCGCTGCGGTGTGCGGCCGGCCGAAACCTTGGTCGATGAGGTCTTCGTGGTGAAAGCGTCGGAGAGAGCATCTTTGACCAAGAGGGTCAGCGTTCCACTCGCTGCGTCATCGATCGGGGTTGCCCAGCCGATCAAACCAGTGACGGGGCTGTTCGCGGTGCCGCTCTGGATCGAGGCTTCCATCGCGCCGCCCGAGAACGTCCCGAATTTGTAGCTTCCATCAAGGGCTGCAAACAGCGGCTGGCCGCCCTGCCAGAAGCGGGAATCGAGCGGGATATCGATCGCATCGAGCAAACCGAGCGCATCCGCTGTGTCGACGGTATAGCCCGGCGTCGCTGCGAAGGTGAGATAGGACGTATCGACAATGACCGGAGGTACCCAGCGGCCCGTATCGCCAACCTGCCAGGCATAGCCGATCATCACCGAGGCGACCGTCGTCGAGGAGTCGACGGCGCGCTTGAAACGCCACCACACGATTTTGTGGAGGGGATCAACTGCCGATTGAACTAGAGTTAGGTTGGACTGGTCGACGGTGTTCAGCCACCACCGGCTCATGCGCTCCGAGCCGATCGGCACGAGAGCGCCGCCGAGGGTGTACATATAGGGCCCGTCAGTCGACCAGAAGAAAGCCCGGCCATCTACGAAGGCATGCGACCTAGATCCAATCGAGCCAGTCTGTGTCGCGATGAGCCGGAGTGCAAAATAGGCGCTCCCCGATGGCGAACCGTAGTCCATGAGGCGGAGTGCGCGCTCCTGCAGCACGACACCCGCCGTCTCGCTCAATGCACCCCCTCCAATCAGCGCGCCACCATCCTCGATCGGCTGGTAGTCTGCGCCGTTGGTGCTCCAATTCGTATGATCGGAGAACGCCGACGTCCGAAGCAGGCGATTGTTGCGGTTGCTCGAGCTGTCGAGACAATCCAGGCCCACAACCTGATTGGCCACCACGAAAATCTGCCTCGGCTTCTTGGCCGCCGAGATCGAAGCGGAAGCGCCACCGGCCTCGACGTCATAGGCCAACAGCCCATCAGTGGTGTTGGTGTAGAGCAGCTTGGTCCCGAAGCGGGCAAACGACCAATCGTCCCCAGCCGTCAGCGTCCTGCCGCTGTCGACCGACGTCCAGCTATAGTCGTTCTGCATCTTGTAGAGATTGGTCGACGTGCCCGCGTATAGGTTCCAAGTTCCGTCGCTCGTGGTCAGCGGCGCAAGGCCCCTCGGCTGCGCAGGGAGTGCCGTAGCGCCGGCTGATACGACAAGAGCCGGCATCGGGCCCCAGCCTTCGGCGTGTGGGATGACATTGGAGGCATCGAAGGTGATGCCGGGCGCGGTTTCGCCGCGGTCAGGCTCCCACGGCCCGAATGGCACGTCCATCAGGGCGTCATCCCGGAGATTTGCGGACGGGCACGCCCGAGTTGCGCCACCATCGACTGGATGCCGAGATCGGTCAGGTTCTGCATGGCGGATGCGGTGAACGTCGCCGCCGACTGGTAGTCTTCCCCAAACGCCTTCGACATGGCGATGACCATCTTGAGGTAGGCCTGCGGGGCGTTCGTGATCAGCCAGTTCGTCGTGTTGCCCGATGAAAGCCCGGTCAGCGTGCCCTCGTAATCGAGCGTCAGCGAGCCGGTGTAACTCGGGGCTACCTCGACGGTTGAGCCGGTCACGGCGAACATGTCGGGGATGCCAGAAGTGTCCCATACGCGCCGCTCGCGCACCGCCGCGATCGTCCCCTCGCTCAATGGCCCGTAAGTCAGATGGATCAGCGAAACGGGGCGAAGAAAACCGGCCGGAAGTGGCGCAGACCCGGAAGTCGCGGTAATCGTGGTGGAGGTTTCGCGAGCGAAATTCGGCCCCAGCGACAGCCTAAACTCCGCCTCCGCCAAGCCAATGAACAGGTCAAGCGTGCCCTGATCATAGGCGCGTTCGGTGAAGTCGTTGACTGCCGTCGAGAGCGAGGCGTAGTCGGTAATCGCGACCGTCATACCTTGCCCCGGCTGGTTCGAAACTTGGCGTTGTCACCGTCGTTCAGCCACTTCGATAGAAACCGGTCGTCGCGCATTTGCACAGCGGTATCGAGGCCGGTCTTTTCGAGGACATTGAAAGGGACCGAAGCGACGCGGTTCCAGTCTGGCAGCCGCGCCCCATGCGTGGCCTTTTCGGCCTCTGCGTTCGCCTCGAGCAACGCGTCAACCGGCGTGTCGATGCGCCAATGCGTCAGCTTGCCATCGAGCGCAAACCACACCTCGCGACCCGTGATGGGGTCGCGATCAAATAGGGTCCAAGGGCCCATTATTCGGCCTTCAGATCATCCGTGCGACCGGCAACGCCGTTCTCGATGAGGCGGAGCGCCGTCTTGAGATCGACTTCTATTAGCTCGCCTGGGTTATGGCGATCCTCGCCAATCCAATGCGCGCGCTTCAATTCCACGATGATGCCAGGCTCCTTCGCCTCGGCAGCGTCATCCTTAGGCATGGCAACCTCTTGCTGTGATGGAAAGGGCCCGCACCGCAGCGGGGCCCTCTGAAATCAGACCGCAGCGCTCCAAGGCGTCGCTTCTGTGCCGGTGGTGACCATGAAGCCTTCGGTCATCCAGAAGCCAGCCGATGCGTCGGTAAAGCGCAGCCACGAGCCGGCGAGGCCGCCCGTGGTCGAGCCGTTCATCGTGCAGGTGTCTGACGTGGCCGACGTCAGCATGTTGGTGCCACCAATGTCGGTCGAGAGCGCCACGCCGCCGTTCATTACGTCGGTGGAATTGGCGACCTGAACGACGTGGTTGCCCGAGTTGACGGTCGTCTTGATGAAGACCGTATAAACGTCGCCATTGCCGGCCGAAGCGGGCAGCGTGATCGTCTTCCCCGTGGCGTTGTCGAGCACGACAACTACGCCCGCATGAACATTGCGGGTGAGGGAAAGCGCGGCAGTAGTAGTGACGGGTTTCTTTGCCATTTTCGCCGCTCCTTACGAACCGGAGGTCAGGCCGAAGAGATCGGCGACGACGCCGAGCCCAGCCTGATTCATGATCTTGAGGCAGCCTTCCGCGAGGATGACGCCTTTTTCAGCATCACCGGTCTTGGCAAGACCAGGGTCTTCTTGGATGGGACGAAGCGAGCCCCAACGGAGGAGATCGTAGTCGTTCAGGAAGGCGCGGCGGGCGACGGCCGCCGAGGTCGCCATCACGCGATTGGGCGTAACAGTGATCTTGCCGAAGGGGCCCTCGTAGATGTCGGCATTGCCGACGATCGTGTTCTTGCCCGATTCCGAGGCGTTGTAGCGGAAGGCCGCAACATTGGTGTCGGACATCATCGTCACGAAGACCGACTTCACATAGGGCGAAACCACGAGATCGGTCACGTTGCCGCCGCTGACGTAGACGGACTGCATGACCGTATCGAGGAGAGCCTTAGTGAAGGCGCGTTGCGTGCCGATGCCTTCGGCCGTAGTGTCCGAACCGGAGAAGCCGCCGTTCGAGCCGGAGTTGCGCGACACGTTGGAGGTCAGCCACGAAGGCAGGCCGCCCATGTAGCGCGGGTCGCTGTTGGTCGACGCCGTATTGGTGACGATGGCGAGCTCGATGTCCTTGCGGACGTTGATGCCGGCCTTCATCTTGGCCTTGGCGGCCTTTTCCTGGTTGCCGGCGTTGTCGACCGCCTGCTGGGTGCCCGAATAAATCCAGGTGTCGTTGAAAATCTGGGTACGGCCACCAACGCGGGTCGGGGCGACCTGAGCGTTGAAGTCGTATTCATTGCCTTCGGGCTGGGCGTTCGCCGCTGGAGCGCGGAGAGCTTCATATTCCCATTCGGGGTGTTTGGAGGCGAGCTTGTCCTTGCCCGCCTTGGAGTAGATCGGCGTGTCCGTCGGAGTGATCATCGACACGATGTTGTCGAGTTCCTCGCGGTTGCCGATCGCCGCCGTGGTGAGCACGGTATTGGCGAGAACAGCCATGATGAGGTCCTATTTTTGGAGAGCGAGGTAAGCAGAGACCGCGTCATCGAGACGCCCGGTCTTGCCGAGGTTGGCGAGCGCGTCGCTGGCCGCTTTTGCCTGACGCTGCCCCGAGGTCTGACGCACGCCACCCTTTTGCACAGGCGGACGTCCATCGACCTTCTTGGCAACATTGGCCTTGCTGGCCTGCAGCCGGTCCCAGGCAATTGCCTTGCGGAGAACGAGAGCCTGCCGATGATCACTGAAGACTGCACGACGGATTTCGTCCGGGGTGAACCCGTACTCGGCGCCGTACTTCTTCAGGTCGTCACCGAAGGCTTTGACCTTGTTCTCGTCCTTGAGGGACGGGACCTTTTCGAGCAGCGCTGCCCATTCCTTCTCGGCGGTTTCTTTCTCAGCCGTGCTCGCCGCGTCGGCTTTTGCCTTGGCGGACTTGGCGGCTTCGCCGTCGAGATACTGGAGATGAGCGATCCACTGGTCGCGCGATCCTTTCGCCTTCCAATAGGCGATCGGGTCGGTTTCCAGCATGCCAAGTTCGGGCTCGGCAGGCACGATCGACCGAATGAGATCGGCGACGTACTTGGACTGCTGTTCGAGCTGCGTTTCGCGTTCTTTGACAGCAGCAGATTGAGCGGTGAAGGATTTTCCATCCTCCGCCAGCTTCATTGTCTTCTGCCGGTAATCGCGGTCGCGTAGGTTGCCCTGGATCAGCTCGGCGACGGTTGACACGCTGCCATCAGGGAGCTTCACCTTGCCATTGTTGGCAACGAAGCGGCCCTGATCGCTCGCCTGTTCCGCGTCGGCCTCATCTTCGGCCTGACCTTCGTCTTCCGTGTCGCCGTCGTCGGCCTCGCCCGCATCAGCGGACTCGTCGAATTCGTCGGCATCATGCGCGCTCGTATCCTCTTCCGTCGCTGTGGGTTGGCCTTTGTCTGGCTCCTTGGCGAGGGATGCGGTATAAGCGGCGGCGGCCTGCTCAATAGACAGGCCTTCGTCACCGGGACCGGTGTCGTTCTCCATTCATCGCTCTTGGGATGTGCTCAGTTCCCTTGCGGGTTGACTGGCTGGGTTAGGATCAAGCGATCCCGGGCTTCGGCTTCGGCGCCCCGTTGCGAATGAACGCTTCGAGGTCCGAGCGAATATTGTCGACCACCCTTACGGTGGCCTGCGCGGCATAGAAGCCGTGCGCGTCGTCGTGCGGCATCTCGGCCAGGTGCTCCAGCGCCGCGTTCCGGATATTGGTCAGCGCCTTGTCGAAAGCCTCATTGTCCTTGAGGCTTTGCGCGAGCTGCGCGAAATCTACTGCCACGTTACCGTCACTGTGGCGTTGGCGAGCGTGCCGTCATAGCCGACGTAGATGCCGGCATAGACGTCGCAATCGAGGATGATCGTATGTCCGGGCGTCGTGGCGAATACCCACTCGGAATAGATCGCGGTCCCGGTCTCGGTGGCGCTGTCGTAGATCGTCACGAGGCCCGCCGTTGGCGTCGCCGTGGTGGGAGCAATCGAGACCGTGTGCAGCTTGCCGATCCCTGTCATCACCGACGTATCGGCCGTGCAGCGCAGCTTGTTCATGGGGCGGCTCCGTTGGGGCTTGGCTTTGGCGCAGCGGCCTGTTGTTCCATGGCGTGCTGATGCGCCTGTTCGGCTTCAGCCAAATTCTGCTGGTGCGACTGGAAACCGAGCTCGCTATCCAGTTCGGCTTCGAGAATCGTCGCCTGAGTTTCGAAGCCTGCCTTGGCCTGAGCGGCAGCGATCTGGGTGGCGGCCGCTAGTTCGGCCTTCCAACGCTCGGTATCGTTCTTGGCGGCAATCTCAAGCTGCCTGATCTGCATCTCAGCCTGAGCTAGCTGCAGTTCCATTTGGGCATGCTGCGCCGCGGCCTGCGCTTCGATCATCTTGACCTGCGCATCGGCCTGGGCCTTCTGGATTTCCGCCTGAGCCCGCGCGTTGTTGGATGCCTGCTCCGACTGCTGGATCTGAAGTTGCGTCTGCGCCTTCATTTGCTCGATCTGCATCTTTGGGTCGGGCTGCTGCTGGCGCTGCAACAGGATTTTCTTGCCCTGGTCGACCTCGTTCGGATCGATCTCCGGCCAGTACAATTCCGGGTTCTTGAGGCCCGTGCTTTCCGCGAACCGCGTCAGCGTGTTGTGGATGAAGGGCAGCATCTCCAGGGCCTTCTCGGGGAAGACCTGACCGATGCGGTCGGTATAGGCCATCTGCTGCTGCAAGACGGTATTGAGCATGCCGGCATCCCGATCGCGCGAGCCTGTCCCAAGGCCCACGTTGATCGTTACATGCATGTCGGGGTTCCACGACTTGGGGTCGATCGGAACCGGCTTGCCCTTGACGAGGATCACGCGAGGCCCGGCCTGATGCTTGTTCATCAGGCGGAGGAGTTTCCGTCCTACCTTTGTCCAGCCCCACTCCGCCATGTTGCGGGCGATGAGCTCGTGCTGCGACATTGAGGCATCGTGCGCATTCTGGTTGGCCGTCGCGCTCTGGTTCTGTAGGGTCTCTGGATCGAGCGCCATCGACTGGGCACCCACACCTGTCCTGCGCTGCGAAACCTCATCCATGTAATTGATGCCGAGGAGCGCCTTGTCACCGATATAGTCGCGCGGCAGCGGCGTGATGGTTGTCCCGGCCTTGGCGAAGATCGGCTGGCCGAACGTGGCCGTTTCGAGCGCGTCTGGATTGAGCACGCCAGGGCCGGAAACAACCTGCTGGGGGTTGTTGACCCAATAGGTGTTGTTCAACATCTGCCGGGTCAGGACGGTCTTCACGTCCTGGATATCGATTTCCTCATCGGCGACAGAGCGGGAATCCCAACGATGCGGGATCGGTTCGCACGGGATATTGTCGAAGGGGTCTTCGTCCTCCCACACTTCCCAATCGAGGATTTTGCCGGTCGATCCGCCGCCCTTGCAGACGCGAAGCAATTCGGCAACGCCATCGCCATCCACATCGATGCGCGGGAAGCACTCGTAGTAGTCGACAAGCTCGGTGGATTTGTCGGTTGAATCCCCACCGGTCGCATTCTGCTGGCGGGCCTGCGCCTCGGGCGTTTCGTTCTTGCTGGCCGCCGGCAGCGACCACACATCGTCCTTGTCGTAGCCCATCGCCACGAGAGCGGAGCGGCTGATCTGCTGCCAATGCGCCTTGAACGCCGCATCCTCGAGCGAGGTCGCATCCGCGTCGATCAGGAAATCCTCATAGGGGATAACCGTGACCGTGAAAGTGCCTTCGGCCTTCTTGCGACGAAGCTTAAGATCATAGACCGTCTGGTCAGTCGGCTCGCCAGTCTCTAGGTCCGGAACTTGGGCCGTGCGCTTGGTCTGCGCCAGCACGTCAACGCTCTCGTCACCGGCAACGAGCGCCTGCTGATCCTCGGTCAGGCCTTCGTGATAGGTCGTCGGTCCGTAGACTGGTGTGTCGTTATAGAACGTCTTGACGATACCGTCGCCATGAACGAGAGCGTCCCAGGTCGCGGAGTAAACGACCTCGTAGCCCTTGTTATCCTTCCAGAAGACGTAGTTGAGGCCATCCGTCGCCTGTTCCGCATACTGCAGATCATCGGGCGTTTCAGGCTCAGCAACGAACATCCGGCCCGAGGCGGTAAACACGCGCATGAGCTGCGGCAATAGCCAGCCGACAACGTCGGCGACGTCACGTGAAACAACCTTGGAGCGGTTCGGCTCAGGCGGGACGTATTTGTCCATCCGTCCGAAATAGTAGTCGAGCGCTTTCGCGGCCGACAATTCGCGGCCATGTTTGAAGTGCGTCTTGGCAAGTTCAATCTGCTGGGTGACGATTGTCCCCAGCTCGACTTCCGACAGTGCTTCGGCCACTAGACGACCCAGGCCATATTGCGCGGCTTACTCGCCGGCATTTCATCATCCGCCACCGAATCCGCGAAGGTGAGCGCCACCGCGTCCCATTCGTCCGGCGATCTGATCTTACGCACGTCGCGCATGTGCTCTTTGCTTTCGATCAGCAGGTAGCTGTTGGCGTTGTAGTGGTAGCCAGGCCCGCACGCGTCAGCCTGAAGGCTATCGAGGTCTGGGATGTCGGCACCCCCGGGCTCATCGAGCCAATCGCGAGAGCGCATCCATATTTCTGCGCGCCGATTATATGGCCCGGGCCGAAGCTCCGGCTCTTTGCCGGGAATTTCGATGTAGAGGTCAGGCTGTTGCGGCGAGCTACCGAAGTCGACCGGCACAACGACTTTCTTTGGGTCGTGTGGGAACATCGGGTCGAACCCATACCCCCAGGCGTTCAGAAGGTCGTAGACGCCTCCGCCGATACCGCCAACGTCGATGAACACCCGCTTTGGCTTGTCGCGGTCGATGACCTGCTTGATCCAGTTCGCGCCGGCAACCGTGTCGATCTTGTCGGGGCGACTCTCGACCTTGAGCACCTTGCGGCCCTTGCGCCAAGCGATGGAGAAACGATCGTTGCCGAAACGCTTGGGATCGACGCCGAGAATAAGCGGCCCCACGGCCTCAAGGTTGGCTTTCCGAGCTTTAACGACCGCGTCGGGCTTGATGTAACCATCGTGGCCGGTCATCTGGAACGCTTCTGCGGCCGTCGCAGGGTATTCCTGCTTGAACAGCATCTCGTCCTTCAACTCGGCGATCTTGAAGCGGCGCCAGACAATGTGCTCGAGCGTCAGCCCGTTATCTTCGTAGGCCGCGAGATAGGCACGCTCTTCCTCGGTTATGATGAAATCCGGCGGGACCGACCGCCGGTACTCATCCTGCCAGTACCAAGGCACAAACACGGCGATATAGTCGCCTATACCGGCCTCCGCCTGCTGCCATCGAGAATGAAACTCCCCGCCGACACCGTTGGCGGTCGATTCCAGAATGATCTCTGTCCCCGGCAAATCCGGGATGGCCTGGATAACGCCAGCGAAGTGCGTCTCGGCGTTAGGCCAGAAGGCGACCTCGGAGCCGTGGAAGAGCTGGACCGTTTGCGAGCGACCGACCGCCTTCGTGCCGGCAGTACCGACAGCATATCCGCTCTCAAGCTTGTCGAAGCTCAGCTCTTTAGCGTTCGCCGCGCCAGTGCTCGGCTTGACTAACGCGGGGCAATGATCGTGATACCGCGCGACCATGCCGAACAGGTTGTTGGTCGCATCCTGCTCATGCGTCAGGATGAAACAGCGGAGCCCTTTCCGGTGTGTTGTGCGATGATAGAAGCGCCCCCCGATGTAGGTCGAGACGCCCTGCTGTCGCCCCTTGAGAACAAGCGCCCGAACCTTGCCAGTTCGCTCGCGCTGCGCTTCCAACTGCCCGTGGATGTAGAGCTGCGCGCGATTGAGCACGAACGCTTCAATCGAGCCATCCTTTGCCCTGATCTTGAGGCATTTGCCCGCATAATGTGGATAGTCATCACGCAGTCGGCGGCGGATCGCCCTTTCCCGGCTCGTCATCGTCGAGCTCGTCAAGCGCATCCTCGTGCGAAAGCGTCAACACACCACTGTGCTCGACCGCGGCGAGTTTGGGATGAATGTAAGAGGCCGCATCGCGAGCCGCGTCTTGGGCCAGTTGACGGAAGCCAGCGGTCTTCTTGACCTGGGCGAGAAGGTATTTGAACTGGTCTTCCGGCGATGCGCCGGCCTCGCCCGTGATCTCCTCGGCAGTCAGGCCCTGAAGCGTTGCCTCCGCGTCGAGCGCTACTTGCTGGAAATGACGCATGTTCGTCAGCATCACTTCGAGCGGTGTCAGCCCGCTTGCGGTCGCCTGTTCGGCGATTTCACGTGTTCTCTTCGTCAGAGAGCCCGCCTTTCGGCCGGCGCCCTCGCGCTTGCCGCCACGGGCCATTTTGATTTCTCTGATTTCGTTTGATTAAAAACAAAACCCGGCGCGGAAACCGGCCGGGCTGTGAGCGCACTAGCGCTTTTGCGCTTTATGGGGTGATTTGGGTGACGGTGTCAAGCGAAGCGACCGCCTTCGCTGCCGGGGATAGGCCACCATTCGATGAGCGCAAATGGCGCCTCGCCTCCAAGGCCGCTTTGAAACATCCCGCTTGCGGTTACGAACTGCGAGCCGTTCCAGCGGCAGTGCGAAGTGTTTCCCGCGTGATCCTTGCCGCAAAACACGGTCCCATCACGCGGGGCGGTATCGGCAATCCTCTTAGCGCGGGGCTCAGCGGCCTGGTCATCAGCCCAAGCGATAAAGTCGTCCGAGAGCTGCCGAAACCATACCTCGATGACCTCTCCGCTACGCGGATAATCCGGGCGACCATGATCGCGCCGCCATTCCGAAAACTTCTTCATGCCGCTGCCTTCCATCCGCGCAATTCAGCGACGAAGTCTAGATCGCCTAGCAAAGCTACAACAGCCGCTTTCCGCCGCCGTTGGTTGACATCCCCATTGGGCAATTGTGGCGCATCGCTTCCTGCCGGTATGCCGAGCACAATGCAGGCGATGATGCGGTCACGAGCTGCATTGCCGATGAGGCCGAACACCTCTTGCAGCGAGCGAGCCCCATCGAGCCGAGCCGCCATGCCGCCGTCATGGGCCGTGATCGTGGTATCGACCTGGATGCGGCCGGGATCAATCGCCGGGGCCATCCCGCCGCCGTAGATCGCCTCATATGCGCCCTTGAACCACTCGGCTGCCATCTCGTGATGACGCAAGCGATGCTTGATGTAGCAAAGCGCTCCGATGCGGGTCATCGCGTTGCCGGTCGCGCCGATCTTGCCGGCATGTCGGTTGCCCTTGGATCGCTGATGGATGAGCTCGGCGTCGCTCATCATCGGATCGTCGATGATGCGATCCTCGAGCTGCCGTGCTTCTGCTGCTGTCAGTTGTCGCCCCATTCACGCTGCCCCTTTCAAGTCTGCCGCGCCGCTAGAATGCGACGAGAAATGCGAAAAACAGAAACCAGCCCCAGCCGTCGTGACCGGACGCTCCGACCCATGCGGCGCCCAAAATGCTGGCGAGGCAAAGCACCCACCGAAGGATGCTCGCATCGAGTTTGAAGCTGTATGCGCTCTTCATCCCGCCCCCCCGCCAATATCCGATGAAAGCTTGTCGAGTGCTGATCTGCCGGGAAGAGGATCGCCGAATACTCTGGCGGTGAGGTCGCGTGTGTCCCTCGGGACGAGCTTCAATAGACGTTCAGCGTCGCGTTTCTCGCTTGCCGACATGGTAGTTCCGGCTATGTGAAGTCTGCCCGCGATGTAGTGTCCGC